ATCTTTATTGCATCTATCAAGCCATCAAGTTGCATTTCACCTCAGAGAGTTATAACTTCTTTCAATATGATGGCAAAACTAGAGTATCAGTAGATGCATTTCAAAAACGTCGTGACAAGTTTCTATTCCACCGCCTTGCGCGCAAGTATCGCGACGATGAGATGGTTCCATTTCTGGTTGCTAATTTTGTACACAGTGACGATAATTGGACCAAGTCATTGCTTGAAGACCAGGCTGAAGAAACTTATCGGGATTGGAAACGAACCACGGATTCGATGACCAAAGTATATCTGGAAGATCTGCAAAAGATTTGCCCAGATCCAAAAGAATTCAATAACCTATTCAAAGTTGAAGATGGACAATTTCCAAAATTGTTAGTCGCGTTCCTCCAAAAAGATGTAACGATTGAGACTCTTGTGATTCTCAATAACATCTTCAACTTTATTCAAATTTGGGACAAGAAGATTTCAGATGACATCATCTATCCCAAAGTGTCAAGAAAGGTGCGCAAGTATGGTGCCTTTCTTGCGGTGAACGTTGACAAGTACAAACTCTTGACAAAAGAAACTTTACTTGCTAACGAAAATGCTATATAATGTTGTTGTGATGATGAAAAAAGTGGACAAGTCGATATACAATTATACTACGCTATACGGAGAATACAAATGAGTCTATCAAGTCTAAAGAAGGGTTCGTCCCTTGATAAGTTGAAGAAGGCAGTTGAGCAATCTTCTGCTGGTAACACTGGTGGCAAGAACGTTGATGATCGTTTTTGGCAACCAGAAGTTGACGCTGCTGGCAACGGATACGCAGTTATCCGCTTCCTCGATACGCCAGCCGTTGATGGTGAAGATGGTCTGCCGTGGGTACAAATCTGGTCACACGGTTTCCAAGGTCCAGGTGGTTGGTACATTGAGAATTCTCTCACTACACTTGGCAAGACCGATCCTGTTTCTGAGTACAACACTGTTCTGTGGAACTCAGGTATCGAAGCAAACAAAGAAATTGCTCGCAAACAAAAGCGCAAGTTGACGTACATTGCAAACGTTCTTGTGATCTCTGACGCCAAGCGTCCGCAAAATGAAGGCAAGGTGTTCTTGTTCAAGTTCGGAAAGAAGATTTTCGACAAGATCAAGGAGCAACTTGAGCCGCAGTTTGCTGATGAGACTCCAATGAATCCGTTTGACTTCTGGAAGGGCGCTGACTTCAAGATCAAGATTCGCAACGTCGAAGGCTATCGCAACTATGACAAGTCGGAGTTTGCTGCTCCTGCTGCATTGTTGAACGGCGAAGATGCGAAGATTGAGCAGGTGTGGAAGTCTGCACATTCACTCAAGGATTTCTTGAAGCCTGAAAACTTCAAGTCCTATGATGAACTCAAGGCGAAGTTGGACAAGGTTCTTGGTGCTGGTGGCGCAACTGCTGCGTCTGCTCGTAAGATCGAAGATGAGGAAGCAGCCGCTCCTGTCATTCGCTCTGCTCCAGCCAAGAAGGTCACTGCTGAGAATGTGAGCGTCGATGATGACGATATGGCATTCTTCGAGAAACTTGCTGCTGAGTGATTTCGATTAGAAAACCGTAGATGTTTTCAGGGGGACTTCGGTCCCCCTTTTTTATATCATACTAATCGTTGTGAACGCAGTTGGATGGGCGAAGTCTCTCGCCAATGCACGCTGGAATGTGCTCTCTGAAGTTCTTGCAGATGCTTTTTGTAATTGTGCTGGTGGTTGTGGCAATGGACCTTTTCCGCCACCAGATTGATTGTTGACAACCACAGGTGCCGCTGGTGCTGGTGTTTGAGCAACCATTTTAGATGTTTCTAACTGAGATGATTGCTGACCAATTGCTGATCCACTTTGACTTGATACTGGCTGCACACTTGGAGTGGCTGCAACTCTTGGAGTGACCTCAGGTGCCATTGGAGCAGCAGCAGGTGCAGCGACAGGTTGAGGCGCTGGTGCTGCTGAAGCAGCCATTGGTTGCGCTTGCTGTTTAGCCGCTGGTGGTGGCGGTACTGGTGCTGCAGCCTCACCACCAGATTCTGATACTGGTGGAATTTGTTGTGCTGTCATTGGCTCTGCTTTTGGCATTTCCTCTGCCTTGCCAGTTTCAAGGTTGATCATCTTACCTTTACTGTCAGCAACCATTGGTTTAGCATTTGGGTCTGGATTATCTGGAGTAGGTGCACCTTCTAGTGGCTGAACGTGCCATGGTTCATGACCAAGAGGTCTTGCCAATCCAAACATCGCAAGGAATGAATTCGTTGAAACTTTTTGACCATTATATGTCATTCCATTTATAGCATCAATTGAGGCAGCGCCTTTACTATTGATGTCAACTGCAGTACCACGGTTATGTGCACTGCCCTTTCCACCTAAAGCAATTGGTAACGCAACCCATTTACGAGTCATTCGAATCAGCTGTTCTTCTGACGCATTTGGATTCGCAGCTTTTATAGAATTATATTTCGCCGTCCATAGTTTCATCTGCTTATCATCAGATCGATATCCAGATGTGATCAAAAGTGTTTTTCCAGTTACTTCTTTGAAGACCTTTGCCATTCTTGCAACGCGATCTTGCATTCCTTGTTGAATGCCTGCAGTGTCAACTCCACTCTGCTTTGTTGTAACTTGATCTAGTTTTGGAGAAGGACCAGAAAATATGTTAGCGACAGTGCTAGGTGTTTTTGCTGGCTGTTGAGCCCCACCACCACTTGGAGCAGATCCAGGTTTGAATTTTGGCGCTGGTGCTGGTGCTGGGCGTGGCGCAGGAGCAGGACGTGGTGCTGGTGCTGGTGCTGGTTTTGGTGCACCTGCTCCAGTTACATTTGCAATCCCTTTAGCAACACTCTTCTCATCGACCAATCCAAACGTCAGCCCAGAAACAATACCTCCTGCGGCTGCAGATAACTTTTGTCCAGTTGTTGCTTCTTGACCAGGTTCTAGATCTAGGATCTCACCAGCGTTTTGGTATCCAGTCACACCATCATATGCAGCCATACCACCTGCAACAACAGCACCAACACCTGGAATAAATTTCAATGCTTTGGCTGCACCTTTGGCGAATTTGCCGCCCATCTTACCAGGAACACCTGGTTTCTTAGGGCTTGTAGTTTTCTTTGGTGATGGTCTTCTGCCACGATTTCTTCTACCCCCACCCCCACGACGCAGAAAATCTAATGGGTTGAAGCCACCACCAGCATCATCTATCTCACCCTTCAATTGATCCAACTTCTTATGAACTGATACAGTATCTTCACCGAGACTCTTCAAGATTGCTACAACGCTCTCTTGAATTTTGATCATTGGATCTTCATCAGCTAGAATTGCTTTTGAAAGTGCCTCTGTTCTAGCAGTTCTGGCTGCTTCATCTTTTTCTTTTTTAGATATTGATGGTGCAGCCAGTGCTTCCTTGGCGCTGACAATCTTACCTTTGTTTTCTCCGCGAGTGCTTCGATATCCACCTTTTGCGCCCAATCTAGGATCAAATTCGAATCCTGCCTTGAGTTTTGGTTTTGTCAAAACAGATTCGACTTTGCGAACCATCTTTTTGAGTTCTAAGACATTACGAAGAATTAGATTCAAATGACGAGATGCCTTCCCACCTGCAACACCTGCACCACGCTCTGTGCCCTGTTCATTGTCATCTTTTTCTTTTTTATCTTTTTTCTTTTTGTCCATGCCAAAACGTTGTTTGGCTTTCTCAATTTCTTCTTGAGTGCCTTTTTTCTCTAACGTTTTTCTAAATGCATCGCCAACATCAATACCCAACATATTGAGTATTCTTTCTCGACTCTTTTTCGTTCCCATTGTAGCGAGCTGATATTGTTCTTCAGTTTCTCTCGCTGCAGAGAAACCAGCACGCATTTGACCGAAGAAACCCTTTCCTTCTGCTTTTGCAGATTCTTTTGCAGCACTAAATGCTTTGTTGGCTTCTTTATCTAAATCAGTGCCGCTGCCACCGCCACCCATTCCTGCTTCACGCATGGCTTGCTGAAGAATTCTTCTCCCCTTCGGTGTTCTTCTCAAACCACGAATTTGGGAAGCCAGTTCTTTTGGATTTATTTCTTCAGCCATTATCTTCTAGTCTTTTGTTGTTGAACGAGTTTTAGTTTCTCATTTTGCTCATTGATATACTCCATGAGCATCTTTACATAAATTTGCTTCTCCCACGGAACCATATTATCCAATTCAGTTAGCGAATACTTATGATGTTGCATCAAATTGAAATTCGTCTTATAGTAATTCACCAAGTTATCATAACCAAAGATTATTCGAAAAAATTTAGAAGTCCCTCCACCTTCAACTGATGCACGTGCTTACATTTAGGGCATGTAACATCTTGATTCAACACAACTTGAGGTAACGTTGTGAAAAAATCTCTGATCAATTTCACTTGATCAATGGTGAGGTTGTCGATAAATTCTTTTAGTTCTTCCTCTGAAATCTCATCCTTTTTATAGATCTGCTCAGAATCATAGATGTAATCTAGGTATTGAGAAATGAACGTATATCCGCCATCCTCAAACTGCTCATTTAGCATATCTGGGCTGAACTGTAAGGTTGGGTACTTCAATTTCATACCAACAGTTTCTCCGAGACGAATGTTATCAGTATGATTCTCTGTCTCTGAGAAAGAAACGTTCTTGATATCGAGCAAAAATTCAATTTTATTTCCACACTCAACTGCTTCTGGACCCTCACCCACTACGAGATTATTGCAAGTATACATCATCTCGGCATTTTCGCCAACTGATTGCACTCTTAGATTGATAAAGAACATCTCAATATCAAACGTTGGTAGTGCATCAACATCAATATCATCAATCACGCAGTTGTTGATAATTTGCTTGATTGCTTTGACGATGTCCTCTAGATCATCTGATTCTTTCGCCATAAGAAGAACCTTTTCCTCTTTGACTAAGAATGGGCGAAACTTTACTTTCTTGTCTAATGACTTCAAGTACACTTCATAAATTGGATGGTTTATTTTTGGCAAAGGCATAATTATTCACTCCATAAAAAAATCAAAAACTTCCACTTGCTCCACCACCAGCAAATCTTCCACCACGACCACTGAATGGTGGTAGTGGATTTACTGCTCTTGGTGCGGAAGGCACAGTTCTTACTGGCTGTCCTCGATCTCCAGTGATAGGTGGCGTTGAGCCATTTGGTGTTTCTCTTCCACTCTGTTGACTTTGTGGCTTGGCTGGATTGAAATTGCCAGGTAGCCAGTAATCATACTTGAACGTTATTGGCAAACGATGAATGCCATCATCAGCCCAGTTTAGAGATAGAGCACCAATAGAAATCGGAAACGCGCTGAATAAGATCGCAGAGTATATCTTCTGCGATTGCATATTCGCAGTATCAGCAACCTCAGAGTATTGATTGATTTCAATTTTTGAAGTCACATATTCTTCTTTGTATCGAGGGTTATAGTTATTGATGGGAATAACGTTATTCATCCAGCGATCGAAAAGTTTCTTCTCCCACATATCACCAGCGCAGATAAACGTAAGTGTTATATCAGCGAACGCTACTGGCGCAGATGCAACTGGAGAACCGACACCATATTGTCTATTCTCAACAGTGTTGACATTGTAACCAGGAAGTTCAGTAGATTCGCACTGAAAGCGTAGATCATATGTTGATAGATCTGAGAGAAATGGTGGCGGTGCAATCAAGACTTCGAATTTAGATGTCTTCGCAAAGTCTGAGTGCTTATTGAAATGCGTGATAAAGTCGGATACTTTGAACATTACTTTTTATAGATCATCTTTTCGGTTGGTAGGAATATAGCAGTTTCCCAGTTATCTGGCTCGATATAAATGATAGACGAACGAATATGAGTCAAAAGATATCGCTTTATGCAAGGTTCAAATAACTTGTATCGTCTCGACGAAGCCAAAAGATCATATGACAAATTTAGTCGAGTCGTATCGTCATATTTATCGTTGTTTGCGAAATCGTAGAGTCTATCGAGAAGAGCCAAGCGATTGTATGGATCCAGATAGTGAAGATTCATGGCTAGAAAACCATCCGAGTACGTCTCCATCGGAATCACGAGTGGAAACTTGTCCCACACAGGAAGAACGTCTTTGAATTTGGGATCATAGTGATAGAAATACATTCTACCAACGAAAGTTTTACCCGAAACTCTCTTTGCGTCGTTGAGAATGTTGGAGCGATTCGTTGGCATTCGAAGGGATGTAACCTTCTCTCGGAGCCAAGCCTGAGCAGCTGATGTTCTTGGCTGAATGCCCTGCGCGCGAAGTTGAGCCGAAACCTTATCGAAGAGAGAAGTTGCCATTAGATTCCTAGATGTTCCTCGGTGATGACTCTAAACTTCCATCCCCTTTCGTTACAATATACATCGGCTGCTTTCCATTTGGCTTCGTTCACGCCCCATGTCATGACTTCGTTGATGTACTTTCGAGTAATCTTAGTTTTCTTCACAGGAGGTTGAGACTGACTCTTGGGTTTTACTTCCAGAATCATAGCCTCTCTCAATCCATTCTTATTCAGAACACGAACAAAGAAGTCAGGGAAATAGCGATGCCAACGATTGTCCACAGGCGATAAATATGGTATTACAATTTCTTCGTTAGACCATTCAACCACGTTCGGATTTTCATCTAGGTGCACCATAACTCGGCGCTCCCACAGACTACGATACCAGATGTTCGTTGGGTCACCTAAATATTTATTGGTATTTTTAGGACTAAATTTACCACTATAAGCCATACAACTATTTATAGGGCTACTCGATGGCAAATCAACAAGCATCTCCAACAGACGCTAAAAGAAACGCTCAACCTACGATCACCAAAGATCCAACAGGACCAGCGAAATCTCTATTCAAGAATCCATATGAATTTGAAGTTATGAAGTTCCCATCTGACATGGGCAACATAGATCGCAATCTTCACTGGGTGAAATTTACTCCATGTATTCAGCAAAAGTCTGAATATCAAGTCAAAAAAGAGATGAAGGGTGGGCTTGAGGTTATGTCGTTTGCAGATACCAACCGTGCTGCAGGACAGGGTGCTGGATCTAGAAATCCATTTAGTGCAGGAGAAGCTGCAGGTATTGGCGTTGGTTTAGCCGCGATTGGTACAGCTGAGGCGGCATTCGAGGCTGTACAACAAAATAGCGTTTTAGATGCGGGAAAAACTTTCGTATTAGGAAGTGCAACAGCAACACTAGGCGGTGCTGCGAGTGGTGTTATCGTTAGTGCTATTGATTTGAGCCGTAAGACTCGTCGAGCAGCAGCATCTATTTGTTTGTATATGCCAGACACACTTGCCACCCAAATGGTCACAGACTATGATCAGGTAAGTCTAACGGATGCTCTCGGTAAAGCAGGATTGGTTGGACAGGCTGGCGGTAGTGTGATCGAAGGTGCAGTAGAAAGATTGACTGGACAAACACCATCTTTTGGTCTTGGCGCTGGCGGTACTGCTGCTGGTGGTCTTGCTGAGGCAGGTGGACTCGTTGCAGAAAAGACTGGCAACTTCGGTGCTGGTATTACTGACGTCCTACTATTCTCAGCAGGACTTGCTCTCAATCCTCAAGTCGAGTTGCTATTCAAGAATATTCAAAATAGAGAATTTCTATTTGACTTCAGATTAGTCCCTAGAAATAAAAAAGAAGCGGCAGCGATTACAGACATCATAAAAAAATTACGCTTCTTTGCTGCACCAGAAATTCCTTCCAACTCTAGTGGTCGTTACTTCATTCCACCTTCCGAATTCGATATTGAATTCATGGTTGGACAAAAAAGAAATCCATATCTACCTAGAGTCTCAACCTGTGTGTTGCAGGGCATCGATGTGAACTATAGCAGCGCAGGTCAGTGGACTGCATTCCAAGATGGTATGCCTGTAGAGATTTCACTACAGCTTCGATTCAAGGAAGTCGAAATCCTGCACAAGAAACTTATCGACGAAGGTTACTAATGAAATACTTCGAGAATTTTCCAAGAACTCTCTATACGTTCGACAAGAATACTATAAACCCACAGTCTGTTACGAACATTCTTGCTCGTACTGCATTTCTCAGAGACATAAAAGAAAATGTAAACCTTTCTTACGAGTATCTCATTCGTGATGAAGATACACCAGATATTATCGCTCATAAAGCATACGGTGATGCGTATAGAAGTTGGATTATTCTTCTATTCAACGTAATTATAAATCCAAACTATGATTGGCCACTAAAGTCATCGACTCTTGATGCGTATATTTCGAAAAAATATAATATGTCAATTTTAGAGGCACAAAGCACTATTCATCATTATGAGAGAGAGGTCACGATCACTTCAACGTATGGTGGCATTGAATTGGGAGAGACGATAGAAAAATCTATAATTAGCGAGTTTGAAGTCAATCCAACGACTAACGCATTGACACCAAATTCATTACCAGATCTAACGAGTGGACCGCTAGTTATCAAAACTGAAGTGAGTGACTATTCATCATATACACTCACCACAGTAACTCGCAATAAAGCCATTTCAATATACGAACACGAATTTGAAGAAAATGAATTGAAGAGAAGGATTCGAATACTAGATCCAGTATTCGTGCCAAGAGTTGAGAATGAATTTAGAGAGTTGATGCTGAATGGGTAGTCAAAAAATTGATAATGGAATGCTTGGGTCTAAAGACTATGATCTCATTAGTCTTGATCTCATCAATTCGGGTGGTCAGGTTGTCCCACTGAAAGGCACATTCATTGAGTTGCAAATATTCCAAGATTTATACTCACCTGCTATGCATGGTAGTATATTGATCAACGATGGTAATGGTACATTTACAACTCATTATTATATGGGCAATGAGTATCTAAAGATCAAGATCGATAAGCCTGGATTGAAACTACCTTTCGATAGAATGTTTCGAATCTACAAGGTCACTGATCGCCTTCCTGCTAAAAAGTCTGAAGGTGGTCAGAGTTATATTCTACACTTTTGCTCAGAAGAAGCAATTTCTTCTCAGCAAATACTCGTCAGTAAGGCATATAAGTCTGCAAAAATTCGAGACGTTGTGTTTGATATTCTCACGAAAGAACTATCCGTCAGCCCAGATAGAATTGCTTCGTTAGAACTCACGTCAGGAAACTTTGATTTTATCATCCCAAACTATCGTCCGTTTGAAGCAATTCAATGGGCAACAGCTCGAGCATACGACCAAAAAAAGTTTTGTTACTTTTTCTTTGAGAATAAGAATGGCTTCAATCTAACATCATTGCAAACAATGATCAAACAGAAGCCCTATAAGAAACTAAAGTTTGAAGTGAAAAATTCAGATCGCGATCCTTCTGTCAATAAAGATTCAGTAGACGATTTTGAGATCGTCAACGACTTTGATATGATGAGTTCGATCACAAACGGTGCGTTCTCATCTCGTTTGATGAGCATTGACATCTTTTCTCAATCTTATCAATACAATGATTATAATCTTCTTGTCGCAGAAGCGCAAGGTAATTTGATCAACAAATACAAGCCAGTCAATAGTTTCAAGAACTCTAAGAATCAAACTCTGTTTGATGCATACGATGGATTCTTTAGAACAAATCTTGCGATCAGCGACACCGCCTCTGAGAAAAGCAACGACATAAAGTTTTGGTTGCAGCCAAGAGCGTTGCATATGACGATGCTCAATCACTTCAGAATCAAAGTTGTACTTCCTGGTGACATTGAACTCAAAGTTGGGGATGTTGTTGAATATGAACTTCCAATGTTCGAAGCAGGAAATCAAAGCGGCAAGAAAATAGATAAAGCCAGAACTGGTAAATACCTTGTTGCTGCACTCAATCATAAATTCTCAGAAGATGTTTTTGAGACGATTGTTGAATTAGTCTCGGATTCATTCTCAGAAGAAATTCCAGGCGCAAAAGAAGGCTTGAATAAATTATCAAAGAAGGGTAAGTGATGCCAGGCGCAAAGAAAAATTTTATTGGACTTGAAGGTTTTATCTGGTGGATTGGGGTTGTTGAAGACCGCAATGATCCAGAGAAACTTGGTCGTGTTCGTGTGCGATGCTTCGGCTGGCACACAGAAAAGAAAGAGCGCATTCCAACAGAAAGCCTTCCATGGGCTCATCCAGTTCTTCCAGTGAACAGCCCAAACTCATATACACCAAAAGAAGGTGATATGGTTTTCGGATTCTTTATTGATGGCGATAATGCACAAAACCCTGCAATTGTCGGCATTCTTCCAGGCAAGCCTGATAAGAAACCAAACTATCAATTTGGATTTAGCGATCCAGGAAAGTTGAGCGGACGCCCCAAGAAGCCAGACGATGCTGCTGAAGCATATCCAAAATCAAAGTATCTAAAAGAGCCAACAACCAATCGATTGTCTAGAGGCAGATCTGAATCAACGATCATAGCAACAAGAAAGAAAAATCTAAAGAAGAATATCAAATCTGCTGGTGGTGTGACTTGGAGTGAGCCACCATCATCTTTCAATCCTCAGTATCCATACAATAATGCGCTCGAAACTGAATCAGGACATGCGTTAGAGTTTGATGATACGCCAGGAAAAGAGAGAGTGCATCTTGCTCACAGAAATGGATCTTATTTTGAGATTGATGCTGATGGTAATCGCGTTGAAAGAGTGCAGAAAGATCATTACACAGTAGTCATG